GAAGGTAGAGAAACCTTCTCTTCTTGATCCTACATATCAATTATCAAATTAATATTTGCGTATCTTTAACAAGTAAGGTAATATATTAAACTAAGAACCAAAGCGGGTTTTAAACCAATTCGTTAATTTCGCTGTTAACGGGGAGAAAGGACAATAATAAATGAGTGAATCATGGGCTACAATTGATCCATCAGGAAGTGCAGATGGTGATGAAGATAAAATAGAAATTGAGATTGAGCAGGAAGAAGCAACAAGTAATAATGAACCTGCACAACAGAATATAGAAGTACAACCAGAAAACAATTCTTTACAGGACAGCTACAAAGAACAAGAAGAAGAAGCTCCCCATAAAGAACTAGAAGGCATCAAGACTAAAGGTGCAGAGAAAAGAATTAAGCAGTTAATTAGACAGCGTAAAGAAAGAGACGAAGAGCTAGAAAGCTTGAGAGGTGAGTTACATAAACTTAAAAGTACAGTAAATGAAAAAGATTCTCAACTATCTTCTACTTTAAAAACATCTCTTGATTCTCACGAAAATCAATTAACTACGAGTATTGATTCAGCAAAGCAGCTTTATAAGCAAGCAGTAGAGTCAGGTGACACTGATGGTATGCTAGGCGCTCAGGAAAGTTTAAGTAAAGCTTATGCGGATATGTCTCAAATGGATCAGAGGCGTCAGGCTTGGGCAACTTACAATGAATCTGTACAGAATAATAACCAGCAGCAGCAAGTGCAGCAACAGAGTAATCCTGCTGCTAATGTACCACAGCACGATCCTAAAGCTGTTGAATGGGCTACAAAGAATAGCTGGTTTGGTGAAGATCAGATTATGACTGCCGCTGCTCTTACTGTAGATCAAGAATTAAAAAGTGAGGGCTATGATCCCTCAGATGATGATTTCTATACTGAAGTAGATGAAAGGTTACGACAAAAGTACCCTGATAAGTTTGCTTCTGGTGAAGAAGAAGAAACACCCCGGTTGCAGGATACGACAAACAATTCTGCTCAAGTGGTTGCAGGTGCGTCACGCACACCTAAAACCTCCTCTATTGGTAAGAATAAAGTAAAACTTACCCAAGAAGATGTTAGATTAGCTAACAAATGGGGCATACCACTTGAAAAATATGCTGCTGAAAAGCTAAAGGTCGATCAGGCTGAAGGCGAATATACCAGTATTTATAATTAGCGTGGAAGGAGATTACATACAATGACACGGAATGCAGATAAAGTATTGTCACGAAATGAGAACACAAGAGAAAACAAAAGTCGTTTTGTTTTTGAGGAACCTAACTGGTTAGATATCCCACCTACGGTGAGAAATCGTTTTAATTCTGAAGGTATGTCACTACGTTGGTTACGCATCACACTCAAAGGTAATGAAGATATTCAAAACATGGGTAAGCGTATCGCGGAAGGATGGGTATTAGTCAGTCAAGAAGAGGTTCCTGAAATGGTTCAATCTTCCGTCGTGCGGGAAGAAGGTCGTTATTCAGGTGCAGTCTGTCGTGGAGACTTAGCGTTGGCAAAGATGCCAACTGAACTAGCTGAATCACGTCAAGAGTTCTACGAAAACAGGAGTAGAGAAGCAGTAGAAGCGGTTAACTCTCAGTTAATGAGGTCTTCAGATTCGCGGATGCCAGTTTCAAATTCCAGTAGAACAAAAGTAACAAGAGGGAAGGCAGCATCTTTTCAAGACTAAGCCTTTCTTATTTGTCAATGTATATAATTAAGGAAAGGATCATTTTATGACTGCAACTAAAACACTAAATGGACTTACTCCTTCCCGTATGCGCGGTGGTGGTGCTAACAGTACTGGTTCAAGTGTATATAATATTGCTAGTGGTTATGCAGATAATATCTTTACTGGAGATATTGTTGTTAATACGGCTGGTGGGAATGTGAATGTTCAACTTTCTGCTACCGATGAGGCGCTAGGCGTCTTTATGGGTTGTAGATATACGGCTGCTAATGGTACGCCAACGTGGTCGCCTTATTGGCCTAGTGGTACGGTATCTTCGGATGCAAAGGCTATGGTTATTGATAACCCAGCCGCAACGTATCTCATTCAAGCTGATACGTCAGTTACAATCGGTGATTTGAATAGCTTTAACTTTGAAGTTACTCTTGGTGCTGGTTCTACGGTTACAGGTAAATCAGGCTTTGGTCTGGATGCGGGTACTCGTGCGACTACCAAGAATATGCTTCGTATTGTAGGGCTGTATGACATCCCCGGTAACGAAATCACTTCTGCATTTCCAATTGTGGAAGTTCGTTTAAATCAGCACGTAGATTCGTTTGTATCTGCTGGCACATCTGTTACACCGTAACTAGGAAAGGAGTAATCAATAATGGCTATTAATAGAGCTAGTATATCTAAGGAACTTCTTCCCGGTCTTAACGCAGTCTTTGGTATCGAATACAATGAAGTGTCTAATGAACATGAAGCACTTTTTGATGTCGAGAACAGTGACCGCGCTTTTGAAGAAGAAGTTCTATTCACCGGATTCGGAACTGCACCTGTAAAGGGTGAAGGTTCTGCAGTTCAATATGATGACGCGCAGGAAAGTTATACTGCACGTTATACAGCAGAAACTATCAGCCTTGCCTTTGCCGTTACGGAAGAAGCTATGGAAGATAATCTGTATGATACGTTTGCCAAGTTGAGAGCAAAAGGTCTTGCTCGTGCTATGGCTAACACCAAACAAGTTAAAGCTGCTGATGTTTTCAATAATGGCTTTAATGCTTCCTTTGCTGGAGGTGATGGTGTCGCTTTCTTTAGTGATTCCCATCCTATCATTGGTGGTGGTACGCAAGACAATGATCTTGATGCTACTGATCTTTCGGAAGCTTCTCTTGAGTCTTCTCTGATTACTATTGCGAAAGCAAAAGATGATCGTAACATTCTCATTGGAATTAAAGCTGAGTCCATTCACGTACCTCCTGATCTTGCTTTCACGGCTGATCAAATTCTTAGTAGCACAATGTCTACGACTATCGGAGTTAATCCGACGACGGCTGCTAACGGTGCGACGAATGTTAATGATGTCAATGCAATTCGTAATCAGGGTCTTGTACCCGGTGGTTTCTTTGTAAACCATCGTTTTACGGATACGAATGCTTGGTTCATTAAAACGGATTGTCCGAATGGTGCGAAGATGTTTGTTCGCTCGCCACTTCAAACGAAGATGGAGCCAGATTTCGATACTGGTAATCTTCGCTTTAAGTCTCGTGAACGCTACAGCTTTGGCTTTTCTGATTGGCGTGGGTTCTATGGGGCTAGTGGTTCCTCATAAAACTTAAAGCTTAAAGTAAAAGGGGTAGGGGTAGAAATTTTTTATTTGATATATTATTTCTTAACCTGCTCCTTTTATATTTAATATTTATGATATATAATACATACAATTCGCTTATAGACTATCTAAAGGATAATGTAAATGTCTACAACTATTCGACAAGGTTTTGTAACAGGTAGTGGTGCAGTACTAGATGTAACTTCTAGCGTAGCTCTAGCAAATACAAGAATACGAAGTATCAATGCTTCTGGTGTAGGAACATTTCTTATAACAGGAACTTCCACTAGTCCAGCAGGACAAATTAAAGGTAATAATATTAAGTTTGTTAATACTACTGCTAATGATGTAAATCAAATTTACCTAGCAGATTTAGGAATGCGTATGGATGGAGCAGTTAAGGTATCTGCACCTACATCTGCATCTACAGTAGCAATATTCTATGGCTGATTACACCTTCTTAGTAAATGACATTATTGATGCATGTGAGAATGAAGGTGCAGAATTTCTAGCCTATGTTCCTAACATGGTTAATAGAGCAGAAGAACGTCTAACGAAAGATTTAGATGACTATGGGCTAGTAACCTATACTTCTGTAGCTGTCGGTGCTAGAATTGTTACCCTGCCTGTAGGTACTAGAATAGTAAAGAATATTAATATTACTAGTAATGGTAGTAAGATCAATCTTCTTCAAAGAACAGATGAATTTATTAATGACTACTGGCCTGTGATAGCATCCACATCTGAGCCTAAATATTATGCACCCAGAAATAATACTACAGTTTTAATTGCACCTACACCCTCTTCTTCTTTTGATGGAGAGGTTGTTCACGTTTCAAAGCCTGTAGCACTTACATCTGCTACACCTACAAATTATTTTTCTGACTTCGCTTACGATCTATTATTTTTCGCTTCTCTCATAGAAGCCATGTTATTCCAGAAAGATTTTCCTGCTGCTCAAATGTATGAGCAAAAATACGCACAAGTATTAGAACTTCAACGTAACCAAGCTAGACGTACAAGAAGAGATGACATGCAGACCCCAGCTAGTCCTGCG